TGGCATGGATCGCTCAACCCTCATGCGTCTACGCGCCCTAGGAGACCCTGCGACAGGCTCCAAGGGCTCTATGCCGCCTCTGACCCTTAACGCCTATCACCGCGCCGTACAGGCCGCTTTAAGCGCCTCCTGTGGCTGCGCACCGCGTCCAATCATCGAAGCTGTCGCCGCAGCAGTCCTCAACACCGTCTACAACCCCACCGCCAATGCCCAAACGCAAACCACCACAAGCCACACCGCAGGAAATGCTCAAACTGCTGGATGACTACTACCTAGCCCTTTACCACCAGCGCCATGACCCCCAGAGACCGCCTGAATTCCCTGATCGAATCTGCCGCTACATCCGTCCAGCCGACCTTGGAAAACTTGTCTGATGGCTGCGTCCGCGTCTGCATCGGTCAAACCTGCGGCACCGTTTCCTCTCACCACCTAGTTGAACCCAAAATCAACCAACTCCGCCTACTTAACAACTCAGCCAGTTCTTGATACAATTCCAGCACGCATCACCATACGCTCTGCGTGACCTCAATCAATAACCTAAAATCTGACCATAAAAACGCTCGTAAGCGTACTGACCGTTCAGCTACCCTCATCGCTGAATCGCTCAAACGCTACGGCGCTGCACGCTCCATCGTCATCGACGAAGACGGCAGAATCCTTGCCGGTAACGGCACCGTCGAAGGCGCTAAAAAAGCTGGCATCGACAAAGTACGCATCATCGAAGCAGAAGGCGATGAACTCATCGCAGTGCGTCGTACCGGCTTAAGCGAAGACGAAAAGGTAGGTTTAGCCATCGCTGATAACCGCTCAAGCGATCTCAGCGAATGGGATAACGAGATGCTGCGTCAGCTCAGCGATGAGCACGATCTATCCCCTTGGTTTGAAGACGACGAACTCCTTGCTGAAGTCCTAGAAACCGCAGAAGGTAACACCGATCCAGACGACGTTCCAGAACCACCAGAGGAACCAATCACAAAACCAGGCGACCTCTGGATTCTCGGCAACCACCGCCTCCTCTGCGGCGACAGCACCAACCCGCAGCACGTCGAACGCCTTATGGACGGCAAGAAGGCCGACATGGTGTTCACTGACCCGCCCTATGCCCTATTTGGAAACAGTACGGGAACGACCGTTGCGGACGATAAAATGATTCGTCCATTCTTTAGAGACATCGGCAAAGGAATCTTCCTTGCCGCAAAGAAAGGAGCGCATTTTTATTCTTGTCTTGACTGGAAAAGCTGGGCTGCTGTCATGGATAGCTATTCGGGAGCAGGATTGACCATCAAAAACATGATTGTTTGGGACAAGGGGCATGGTGCATTAGGGCAGGCCTATCGCTCACAACATGAGCTGATCATGTTTGGCGTTTGCGCTAACGTTGGCATCTCGATTACTGCTACCGCAGCAGTCTCCAAAGACAGGCAGATTAGCGATGTGAACGTTTGGCAATGTTCTAGAGAGCCAAAGCAAGGAATGCACGCAGCCCTCAAGCCTCAAGACCTGATCAAGCGTGCTCTCAACAACAGCAGCGCAAAAGGCGAAGTGGTTCTTGACCTATTTGGCGGCAGCGGTAGCACTCTGATTGCCTGTGAAGACCTTGCCCGTAAATGCCGCATGATGGAGATGGAACCTAAATACTGCGACGTAATTATCAAACGCTGGGAGGACTTCACCGGCAAAAAAGCTATCCTTGAGGAACAAAGGGAGGCCGCCTGATGGCCACCGAACGAGGCACAAAAGCAGAAACCGAACAGCGTGCTCAAAAGTTTGCACGCATCATCGCCAATGGTGGGCGCAGATCAGACTGTGTTCGCTTTGCTGCCGAAAACTGGGGGGTTGGTGAGCGTTCATGTGACAAATACCTGTCCATGGCGCGGGACATGCTCAAGGCTGACTGGGACATCGAACGCCCGCAGATGATCGCTGATCTGCTGTCGCAATGCAGCACCTTGCAGATGGAAGCACGTCGTGCTGGGCAGTATCACATCGCCTTAGGTGCCATTAACACCGCTGCCAAGCTGGCGCAGCTTTGCTCGTGAGCATCCTTGCTGCTGCACCAACCGGCAGCGTGCTGCAACAGCTAAACCGTGGCACTGGTGATATCGACGTATCCGGTGTAATCACTCGCATCCGTGATGACCTTCACCCTGGCCAGCTTGCCTTTGTAGACGACACCGCAACGCAGATCATCGGCATCAGCGCAGGGTACGGCGCAGGTAAAACGCGAGCGTTATGCGCTAAAGCCGTAATGCTCGCAGCCGCTAATCAAGGTTTCATCGGTGCAGTCATGGAACCCACTGGACCGTTGATCCGTGATATTTGGCAAAACGACTTCGAGCAATTTCTAGAGGCGTACGACATCCCGTACACCTTTAGGGCATCGCCGCTTCCTGAATACATGCTCCACTTGCCAGGCGGTGATACCAAGATCCTGTGCCGTAGCTTCGAGAACTGGTCACGCATCATCGGCTTGAACCTAGCTTGGGTGCTGGCTGATGAGATCGACACCGTAACGCCAAGCATTGCCAACAAGGCATTTCCCAAAATCCTTGGCCGCCTACGCGCTGGCAACGTCCGTCAATTCGGTGCAGCATCCACACCAGAAGGTTTCCGCTGGATGTGGACCACCTTCGGCAGCGAGCAGGCTAAAGACCGCGATGATCGCAAGCTGATCAAGATGCGATCAGCAGATAACCCACACCTGCCGCCGGACTTCATCGAGCGTCTAGAAGCAAACTACGACCCCAATCTGCTGAAGGCTTACCTAGAAGGTGAGTTCGTCAACCTCACCACTGGCGTTATCTACGACCGCTTTGACCGCGCCAAGCACGTCATCAGTGGCCTGCCAGACACTGACCGCGAACCGCTACGCATCGGCGTTGACTTTAACGTTGGCAACATGTCCGCCATCATTGGCGTCAAGCTCGGCAGCAACCTGCTAATAATCGACGAAATCAGCGGTGCTCACGACACCGATGCCCTAGCGCAGCAGATTAAAGCACGTTACCCAGACCGCAGGATCTACATTTACCCTGACGCCTCCGGTGGTAACCGCAGCACCAACGCCAGTCAAACCGATATCCAGATCCTTGAAAGCTATGGCATGTCAAACCAGTCACCACGGGCAAACCCACCAGTGCGTGATCGCGTAGCCGCTGTCCAGGCATTGCTAGAAAACGGCAAAGGGCAGGTGCGCCTACAGATCAGCCATACCTGCAAACGCCTGATCGAATGCCTAGAACTCCAGTGCTACACAGAAAAGGGCGATCCTGATAAGGATGCCGGGCATGACCACATGAATGACGCCCTCGGCTACCTCGTATGGCGCGAGTTCAACCCACTCCACGCTGGTGCCGGACGAGGAACTGGTGTAAGGCTCTACTAAAATCACCCCGGTTCCGCCCGGATGGTGTATAGTTCTCACATCGCCGGCAAGACCGGCACCGCCCAACGCGCAATGACCTACACCGCTATCTGCACCGACGACAGCATCACTACTTGTGAGTGCTGCGGACGCACCAACCTCAAGGCAACTGTCCTGATGCAGTCTGATCTTGGTGAGCTTGTCCACTTTGGCCGCACTTGTGCCGCACGCAACAGCGGCAAGACCAGTCAGCAGATCACCAAGGAAATCCGCGCTGAGCGTGAACTGGCTTTTGGTCGCGCTTCTAACCGCCTGATGGATCTCAAGCGTGCTGGCACCCAGATCACCCGCCAACTGATCCGTGAAGTTGCTACTACTTTCCGCGCTGACGCAATTACCCTTATCCAGCACTGGGCATGACTTGCGCTGATTGTGGCGGTCCTATCGGGCAAGACAAAGGACCGCCTGATGGCTGGCAACTTGAGGATGGCAGGACTGTATGCCATGCCTGCTGCGTTAATGATTTTTGCGCACTTGTCGATGCCGCTCTTGACGACTTGAGCTATAGTCATTAGCGTCCCGGTTTTACACTACTAATGCTCACCGGCTCTGAACTCATCGCCAAAGTCAAAGAATGTGGCGACATGAACAAGTCTGATCTCGTCCGCGAGTGTGGCTACGTCAAAAACGACAAGCTCTGCTTTACCTCCTTTTACGAGGCACTGCTTGAAGCCAAGGGCTTTGATCTAAAGCCTGCCGCTAAGCGTGGTCGCAGCCTCACCTACAAAACCAAAGTGCAGTTCAACGGCAAACTGTCCATTGGTGAAGGCTACGTTCAGGAAATGGGCTTTAAGCCTGGCGATGAGTTTGAGATCAAAGTACGCGGCAAGTCCGTAACCTTGTCCGCTGCTGTTAGCGAACCAGTCGCTGCTTAAACTGATCCATAGCCTGCGCGATAAATCTGGTGTACTCCGGCTTTCAGCACTATGACCGCCAACTGACCAGTCGCGTCGCGCAGGTCAATGATCCTAACGCAGCTTGGCGTAATCAAGAACCTCACTGGGTTCTGATTGAAGACCTGATCGGCGGCACCTACGAAATGAGGCGCCGCCATCGCCGTTACCTTCCGCAGGAACCACGCGAGCTAGACGAAAGTTACGACAACAGGCTTGCTCGCTCTGTTCTTGCACCGTATTACGTTCGGCTAGAGCGGATGCTGGCTGGCATGTTGACACGCAAGCCGGTCAGATTAAACGATGTATCTGATCTGGTCCGCGAACAGCTATTTGACGTAGACCTTTTAGGTAACGACCTTAACGTCTGGACCTATGAAACCGCACGCAAGATGGTGCGTTACGGGCATGTTGGCGTGCTTGTGGATGCACCTGCTGCTGGTGAAAACGGAAGACCGTATTGGTGCAGTTATACGCCGCGTGACATCCTAGGCTGGCGCACTGAGCTTAAAGATGGAGCACAGCAGCTCAGCCAACTGCGGTTGATGGAAAAGGTGATCGTTGCCGATGGGCTTTACGGCGAAAAGGAAGTTGAGCAGGTGCGTGTCCTGACGCCCGGTGGTTTTGAACTGCACCGCCGTGATGAAAAGTCTGGCGATTTCCAGATCCATGACAGCGGCACCACAACGCTAGACGCTATCCCCTTCAGCGTTGCTTACGCTAATCGTGTCAACTTTATGGAATCACGCCCGCCGATGGAAGACATCGCGGAGCTAAACCTCAAGGCGTATCAAATCCAATCAGACCTAGATAATCAACTGCACATTTCAGCAGTGCCGATGCTGGCATTCTTCGGCTTCCCGTCTAGCGCCGAGGAAGTATCCGCTGGTCCTGGTGAGGCTATCGCCTTCCCATCAGAAGGGCGGGCAGAGTACATCGAACCTAGCGGTAACAGCTTTGAAGCGCAGTTCAAACGCCTAGAGCAGATTGCCTATCAAATCAACGAGCTAGGCTTATCTGCTGTGCTTGGTCAGAAGCTATCGGCTGAAACTGCCGAGGCTAAGCGTATTGACCGCAGCCAGGGTGATTCCACCATGATGGTGATCGCTCAAAATATGCAGGATCTGATCGACAACTGCCTGTTCTACCACGCTCAATACCTAAACATCCCTGAAGCTGGTAGTAGCTTCGTCAACCGCGACTTCCTTGGTTCACGCCTTGAACCGCAGGAAATCCAGTCGCTACTGCAGCTTTACACCGCTGGCACTATCACGCAGAAAACACTCCTCGATCAGCTCAGCGAAGGCGAAGTGCTAGGTGATGAGTTTGACGTAGAAGAGGAACTGGAGGCTACGCAAAACGGCGGGCTGATTGAAATGGCGCAGCCTGAGCCACGGGCAATGCAACAAATGCCTGAGGAATCGTTGGATGACGAGTCTGACGAAGAAATCCCGGCATGATGTAACCATGCTGATGTGGCTGATGATGGGCGCTTTCAAGAAACCACGCAAGCAGCAGTTGTCTTGCGTGCAGGGTACGCTGCCGCCTAATTTATTTGCCATCGTTAGGGTGTCATGGTTTAAGCAGGGCAAAATCTACGCTGTAGAAGAAATGAGCATTGAAGATGCTGGCGATGATACTGGTGAGGCAGTATTGGGGCTATTCAAAGAAGCGTTAAAACAAGGCGCAGACGTGCATTCAATTACAGCTTGTCATCCTGCTGATATTGGGATAGATCCGTGAGCACACCAGCTAGCCTCTACCGTAATGCCATTGATCTGAACCGCTACAGCAATAGCGTTGCGCGGCGTATCATCAACAGCTACAACGACATCATCATTGATGCCGTAAACCAGCTACGCACCATTGATGAGTTAGCAGCGCCGGTTAAGGCTGCCAGGCTGCGTGGCATTTTGGCGCAACTAAAAGACAGCCTTGCTACGTGGGCAGGTGATGCAACCGAAATTACCGCAGCAGATTTGCAGGGTTTAGCCTTGTTGCAGTCTGAGTTTGTTACCGATCAACTGCGTCGCGCTTTGCCTGCTGGTGCTCGTGATGCAGTTCGCACCGTAGAAATCAGCCCGCAGTTTGCGCAGTCGGTCGTCACCACAGATCCAACGCAGATCAACGTTGTAACACTGAGCGATGATCTGTTTGCCGCTGTACAAGGCGCACCGCAAACCTACAGCTTGACCGCTGCTAAGGGTGCCACCATCACGTTGCCAAATGGACAGGTTGTACAAAAGGCATTTCGCGGCATCTCCGTTGATCAAGCTGAGCGTTTTGCACAGGTTGTACGAAATGGGCTTTTGACTGGCGAACCAACGCCTGCTATTGCCAAACGCCTGATCGGCAACCTACAGCTAGGTGAAGCTGGCAGCGTCAGGCAAATTACTCAAAAAGGTGGTGAGTTAACGCAGGCGACAAACAATCAGGTGATAACCCTAGTGCGCACTAGCGTCAATCAAGTAGCCAACGCTTCCAGCCAGCAAGTGTATGAAGCCAATCAAGACATCACTCAAAAATATCGTTATGTGGCAACACTGGATACCCGCACCAGCAGCATTTGCCGTGCATTGGATGGTAGAGAGTTTCCATACGGCAAAGGTCCAACACCACCGCAGCATTTCAACTGCAGATCAACCACAGTGCCAGTTATCGATTACGACGAATTAGGCTTCACTCCACCACCCCCAGGCAAGCGTGCCAGCATGGATGGTCAGGTGCCTGCTGATCTGTCCTACGGTCAGTGGCTAAACAAGCAAGACGCTGCTACCAAAGCCGAAGTGTTAGGCAAAGAACGGGTGCCATACTTCAACAAGCTTGTAGAGAAATATGGCGCCAAGGATGCCATGGCCAAACTTGTCCGCGATGATGGCAGCGAACTAACCTTGGAACAGCTCAGACGACGCTATGGATCTGCCCAGTCTTAGGCACTTCAAAAACGAAGGCATCTTCCATATCAAAAGCGACACCGTAGAAGCACTGCACGGTGAAGCATGGATTCCCGCTATTTACACCGATAAGGGCTGGGCAACCGCTGATGGCTCTACACTGCTAACGGGCATCGAGGACTGGCGTTATGCCATTGAAGAAAGGCAAGAGCAAAAAGACAATTCAGGAAAACATCAAACGCGAAATCAAGGCGGGCAAACCGCAAAAGCAAGCGGTAGCAATCGCTTACGCAAAAGCCGGAAAATCACGCAAGCGGAAGGCTAAGTAAATGGCAATCGGTATCGGCTCTCGCGTTAGCTGGGTTTATCAAGGCGTTCGCACTTTCGGCAAAGTGACCGGCACTGCTAGTAAGCGTGCCACCATTACCACGCAGAGTGGCGGTCAGGTTGTCAGGCTGGCGCAGCCTGGTGATCCTGTCCTTGAACTCAAATCAGAATCCACTGGCGCCAAGGTTTTGAAGCTACGTTCAGAGCTACGTGAAGCGCCGCTCAAAAAGTGATAACCTTTAGGGTGCAATTTAACCCTGCGGGTTATCCATGTCCGAAGAAAACCAAACCGTAGAGTCTGCGGCTCCTACGGTTGATGCTGAAGCGTTGCAGCGCAGCGTAGAAGCTCTTGAGCGTAAAAACCAAGAACTGATCGCTGAATTGCGGCAAGCCAAGTCCAAAGCACCAAAGCTGCCGGATGGGGTAAACGTCGATGAGCTACTTGAGTTCAAGCGCAACTACGAGCAGCAACAGCTCGAATCACAGGGCAAGTACCAAGAAGCAAGGCAAGCTCTGGAGCAGCAGTTCCGTGAGGCGACGGCGGAAAAGGACAAGCGCATCTCAGAGCTTGAAGCCCGTGTCCGTGAGCTTGAGCTGCTTACGCCTGCTGTCAGCGCCTTGGCTGACATCGTGCATGATCCTGACTTGGTAATGAAAACCAAGCTGTCACCGGACAAGATCGAGCGTGAAGCTGATGGCACCGTCGTCGTAGTAGACGGCTACCAACGCACACCCGTACAAGAGTGGGCAAAGCAACTGCCAGCTTGGATGCAGAAGCAACCCAAGCCGCAAGGCAGTGGCGCACCTGTTGGTCGCAGTACTGGCGACATCCCAGCAGGCATCAAAAACCCGTTCGCACCAGAATCTTTCAACCTCACCGAACAGTCACGTCTGTTCCGCACTGACCGTGATTTGTACGAAAAATTGAAAGTAGCAGCGGGGCGTTAGTATTTATGTGTTCGCTCGTGATGGCTGCGCCACGCTGAGCCGAGGGCTGCGCCCAAACCGTAAACCAATCTTGAGGACTTGTCGTGGCGACTCTTCGCTCTGACATCATCATCCCCGAGGTATTTACGCCTTACGTCATTGAGCAAACCACTCAGCGTGATGCCTTCTTGGCTTCCGGTGTGGTGCAGCCTATGGCGGAGCTGAATGCCACCGAGGGCGGTGATTTTATCAACGTTCCCTTCTGGAAAGCCAACCTTTCCGGCGATTTTGAGGTGCTGACTGATTCCAGCAGCCTCACCCCTGGCAAAATCACTGCCGACAAGCAAGTTGGTGTGATCCTGCACCGTGGTCGCGCTTTCGAGGCTCGTGATCTTGCAGCTCTTGCTGCAGGTTCTGATCCTATGGCTGCCATCGGCGCCAAAATCGCTGATTACGTCGCTAACCAGCGTCAAAAGGATCTGCTGTCCTGCCTGCAAGGTTGCTTCGGCAGCCTGAACAGCAACACCAGCAGCTCGGCTTTCTTCGATCTTTGTATCGACTCCGAAGCTGCTGATACCCCCACTGCACTTAGCCCCCGTCACGTTGCTGAAGCCCGCGCCATCCTTGGCGATCAGGGTGACAAGCTGACTGCGGTTGCCATGCATAGCAAAATTTACTATGACTTGGTTGAGCGCAAAGCAGTGGATTATGTGCTCGCTACTGATGCCTCTGGTGGTGGTGCTACTGCTTCTGGCGGCAGCATTGCTCCTGCATACGGCAACGTGCAAGTGCCGACGTACATGGGCCTCCGAGTTTTGGTGTCCGATGATGTGCCTACTGCCGGTTCCGGCGCTAGCACTGAATACGGCACCTTCTTCTTCACCGCAGGTGCAGTTGCATCGGGCGAACAGCTCGCAATGCAAACTGAAACCGACCGTGACATCCTCGCTAAGAGCGATGCCATGTCGATTGATCTTCACTACTGCTACCACCCCGTTGGTGCTAAGTGGGGCGTTACCACGGTGAACCCGACCCGTGCTCAGCTTGAAACCGTGGCCAACTGGTCCAAGGTGTATGAGCTGAAGAACATCGGCATCGTGCGTGCCACCAACGTCTCCAACATGGACTGAGGAGGTACTTAATCATGGCTTCGATCTTCGAACTCAGTGACATCCCCGGCGGTCTTCTGCCTGGGCAAATGGGTCTGGCAGCTCCTACTGCTACCGCAACCCTGAGTGCAGCTAACAGCTACAACACCATCATCCGTGGTGTTCCTACTGCTGCTGCTACCTACACCACCGCTACCGCTGCTGCAATCGTTGCCGCTATCGGCGGTGACTGTGCAGTGGGCACCACTTTCATGCTGGTGGTGCTGAACGCATCGGCTGGCGCTAACACCATCACCATCGGCGGTGGTACTGGCGTCACCGTTAGCGGTGTGGCAACTGTTGCTCAGAATGCCTCCAAGGTTTTCCTTGGTCGTGTAACCGCCGTTGCTGGTGGCTCTGAAGCAATCACCCTGTACGGTCTCGGTAGCACTGCTGCTGCTGTTGCCTGATGGGTTTGTTCGCCTTCCGGCGACGCCAGGAACGTGAGGCTGCTTCTAAGGAGGCAGCCTCTTTTCCTATTGCTGAGCCCGCACCTAAACTTGAACTGACCACGGAACCTACCGATGGCAATCACAATCGACGCAACGGTAGGGGGCGCAAACGCAAACTCTTACCTGACACTGGCAGCAGCGGAGCTGATCATTGATGGCTTCGTGCAGGATGATGACGTTGTAGCTTGGGCATCGGCTACGACGGACCAAAAGAACCGTGCGCTGTTTTCTGCTACGCAGCGCATTGATCGTGAACGCTTTTTAGGTGCTCGTGCCACTGATACGCAAGCATTGCAGTGGCCGCGTACTGGTGTGCGAAAGCCTGATACCTACATCAATACCTACGCCGTAGGTTTCCCCTTCCGCATTACAACAGATTATTACACCGACTCCGAGATCCCTGATCGTATTGAGTTTGCTCAGTGTGTCCTTGCTGTTTACCTGAACAACAACAAGGATGGCATGGGTCTGAGCGGCATCGAGGATTACAAGTCGGTTGCTATCGGTAGCCTGCGGATTGAAAACGCAGGTGCTAGCGCCAGTGCTACAGGTGCTGATCGCGTGCCACCCATCTATGAGCGGTATTTGACCGGGCTTAGAATTAGTGGACCAGGTAACTTTGCAATCCGCCGGAGCTGATCATGGCCAGACATAACGGCATTGATCCTGCCTATAGCATCGGCGGGGATTTCGTGAATACCACCGACGCGCAAACTGGGCGTTGGAATCGGTTGGTGATCGTCAAAAACAATACCGCATTTGATGCAATCACCGCACAGAACTACACCGGCAATAGTCTTGTCGGAGAAGGTTTCCCCGCAGGTTTTGAGCTGCAGGGTGTGTTTACCGCCTTTACTCTTGCTACTGGCGGTTCTGTTATCGCTTACCGGATCTGATCATGGCAAAATCACACGGCGGCGCATCTGACGTTAACTACAGCATTGGCGCTGAAGTCATCAATGACACGGCTGCCCATACGGGTAAGTTCATGCACATCGACTTTTACGAGAACAGCACGATTGATGCGATCATTTCAACCAACATCACTGATAACAACTTCTCTGGCGCTTCAGTTGACCAAGGCGCTCACATGACTGGTTACTTTACCAGCATCAAACTACAGAACGGCGCTTGTATCGCGTATAAAATCTAATGGCACTTGCTACTTCGCTACGGAAGACTGCCTCTAAATTGATGGCAAAGTTTGGCGGTGTAGCAACCATTCGCACTGTTACAGCCGGTGCTTACAACCCAACTACTGGCACCGTTAGCGAAACCACTGCTGACACCGTGGTGCGTGGTGTGCTGGAGGATGTGAACCTGCGCGAGGTTAATGATCTGATTCAAGCGAGTGACAAGCGTTTGTTAATTGCTGCTGCTGACACAAGCGCAGTGCCTACAACCGCAGACGAAGTGCTGATTAGCGGCACGACGTATCAAATCATCCGCGTGACTACGATTGAGCAAGACAATACAGCAATCACCCACGAGCTGATCTTGAGGGCATAATGGCACGCACTATCAAGGTCGGTGATATTGGCAACTACGCTGAACAGCAGTTTGAAAAGCTGCTGCGTGTGGCGGTGTTGGAAACAGACAATAGAGTTAAACAGTTGAGTCCGGTTGACCTTGGTCGCTTTCGCGCTAGCTGGCAAGTAGGCGAAAACTCAGCAACTGGTGGTCGCAAGCCGAAAGGTAGCTATCCGCAGCAGTTACCGATTGAGCGCATCGGCTACAGCAAAGAGCGCATCGGCAACATCTACAGCGTGCATAATAATTTGCCGTATGCCGAAGCACTTGCCTCTGGTGCCGCTGGATCTGGCAGTAAGCAAGTTACGCGCTACAACCCAAGGCGCACCGTAACTACATGGGCATCATCCGGTGGCGGCAGCAGTATTCAAACTGATGGTCCTGGCTGGGTGCAAGGCATCGCCAAAGACATTCAAGGCTTCGTGCGCGTCAACGCTGACCGTATTGGGAGGACATCATGAGCAGCACTTTTAACGATGTTCGCGCTGCTATTGAAGGACGCATCGCAACAGAAATGGCGCTAGCTCCTGTTTATCCTGTCAGTTACCAAAACGTACCGTTCACACCGCCTAACAACACACCATGGGTGCAGGTGTTTATCCGCTTTGGCGACAACAATTACGCTACCTTGACTAGTCCTACTGTTGGCTTTAACCGCCAAACTGGTACGCTAGTTGTCAACGTATTTACGCCGCAGGGTCAAGGTACTGCTTCAAACTTCACCATTGCAGAACGGATTAAAGACCTATTTGATCGCGTCACTGTTGCCAGCATCATCTTTGATGCAGCCTCAGGGCCAGCGCAAATAACGCCCGCAGCACCTGAGCCTTATTTTCAAACTCAGCTAACCTTTACCTTTGAAGCCTATTTAGACTAGGCGTAGCCACTACCGTTCACAACATGGCTGTTACTGTTTTGTCCGGTACGTCCGGCGCCCTTTACTACAAGCCCGCTGGCACCACCGGAACCTTTGCCGAAGCCGGTGTCAACGTTGGCACTGATACCATCACCGTTGAGCCTTACCTGAATTTCAAGGTTGGCGATCCTGTGGTGTTCAGTGTCGTCAATAGCCAAACTGGTGGCGCCGGTACTGGCACGCTGCCTGCAGGCATTGCTGCTGCAACCACCTATTACGTCATCAGCTACACCGCGTCCTCTGGTGCATTGCAGGTTTCTGCTACTGCTGGTGGCGCAGCCATTACTATCACCGATGATGGTACTGCTGCAGCTCCCAACGAGTTTCAGGTTGCTTACGCGGATTATGCCGCTGTCGGCCAGGTACAAAGCTGGAGCTTTGAAATTTCACGTTCAGAAATTGATGTTACAACCATCGGTCAAACCGCTGGGCAGTATGCACCTTTTCGTGCTTACATCCCTGGTTTCGCTGATGGCTCCGGTTCTGCAACTGTGTACGTCACCAACGAAGACAGCGCACTGTCTAACCGCATGGTGGAAGACGTGCTGCAGCGCCAGCAAGTTGGTTGTGCCTTCAAGCTCTATACCGACAAGCAAAGCTCTGAAGCATTGAGCCGCTCCATTGCTATGGATGCTGTGCTGTTGACCGCTAGCCTGAACATCAACCCTGATGATGCTCAGCAGGTGGAAATCACCTTCCGCCCGGCTGGTGTACCAACCTTCGACTTCAGCACTTCCGCTTGATAGTTGAACGGCTCCAGCGTATGCTGGGGCCACCTACATTTATTTCATGGCATCATCCGCACTGGCACGTCTTAAGAAGGCTGCCAATCTTGAGCCAATCAAGCGTGTCGTCACTCTTGGCAATGGCGACACGTTTGAGTTTTACGCTACGGCGTTGACGATGGCAGAACGTGAGCGGGCGCAAAAAATGCCTGGCGGTGACGATCCCAATGGTTTTGCTTTGAACTTACTGGTGACTAAAGCTGTAGACGATGCTGGTCAGCGCTTGTTTCAAGCTGGTGAAATTGCTGAACTGAAAAACGAAGTGCTTGACAGCGATTTGCAAGGCATGATGCTGGCAATCATTACCAACCCTGAGGAAGCTGAAACCGATATGAAAAGCCCTGAAAAGGGAACTAAGTAAAGACAACCTCTTGCTGTTACAGCTTGGCGTTGCGAAAGAGCTGGGCTACACACTAGCCCGGCTCAACCGTGAAGTAACACTAGAAGAGCTATTGATCTGGTCCAGTTACTTTGATCTGCAGAACGAGGAGCAAGATCGTAGACTGAAGCAACGCCGTAGGTAAGTCGTGTCGGTTGTCGCCAACGTTGCCATCAATGTTGACAGTCGTGGCGCGACACAAAAGCTGCGGCAAGTGCAATCGCAGTCGCAGGCAACCGAACGCGCAGTTAACGGGCTTGGCGCTGCGGTTGGCAAGTTAGCAGCAGCATTTAGTGCTATTCAGGCTGCCAAATTTGTTTTTGTGCAGACTGCTGAGCTTGAAAAGCAAACACGTAGCCTTGAGGTGTTGACTGGCAGTGCAACAAAAGCTGCGCAGATTATCAAAGAGCTAAAAGATATTGGTGCTGTAACACCATTTACTAGCACGGAGCTGATTGATTCGGCTAAACGGCTGCAGGCTTTTGGCGTACAGACGAACAAGGTTGTTGAGACTACGCGCAGACTTGCTGACGTAAGCGGCGCTACTGGTGCTGAGCTACAAGGCTTGGTGACTGCCTACGGCCAAGTGCAAGCCAAAGGCAGGCTGCAAGGTGAAGAACTGCTGCAGTTCCAAGAACGCGGTGTTGCATTGCAGCAAGTGCTGCGCGAGGAATACAAGCTAAGTGGCGAAGAGTTCCAAGATGCACTAAGCAAAGGCCGGATTAGTGCAGAAGCGGTTGAATATGCCATTCAAAAGTTAACTGATGCTGGGGGCAAATATGCCAACGGTGCCGTTGCACAAAGCGATACACTTGCCGGTCGGTTGAGCACATTGCAAGACGCAGTACAAAACCTAGCGCAACGTTTGGGTACGATCCTTGCACCAGCGATGCAAAGCATCCTTGGGCTTGCGATTGATATTGCCAATCAAGTTAACAATGTTTTTGAAACGATTCTATTGCAGCGACAGTTAGGTGCAAATCTTGCACCGGCAATGCGTGATCCGCTGTTTAAGCAAGCCGGCGAAGAAGCGCTGCAAATTGCCAAACTACGCGGTGGAAGAAATGCGGGACAGTTTGGGCGCAGTGGCGCAATGATTCGTTCTGAGGAGTTTCAAAGACTCCGCGAAGAACGCTTTCGCGATTTGATGCGGACATACGGTTATCAGCAAGGTATCATCACGCCACCGACTGCTGCACCGCCAACTGCTGCTGCGACACTGCCTGGCTTGATGGAAGCAACTGGCAAAGGGAAGAGCAAAGGCGTTGACAAAGCAGCGCGTGAAGCCGAAAAGCTTGCGCAAGAAATTCAGCGTTCACTTGAGTTGGGCAACCGTCTTGGCACTGAGTTTTCACGGCAAGTATTGCTATTAGACGAAGCAAATGAGATTGAGCAGAAACGCCTGCAGATTCAGTTTGACTACGAAGATCGCGCTAGGCAAATTGCAGAGCTAAAAAACGCAGAACAGCGCATCAATCTTGATCAACTTAATGATGAAATTCGCAGGCTAGAAATCATTGATCTTCAAACCGAGGCGCTGAAAAAGCAGGCAGAGGAAGCAGAAAAGCTATTCAAAAAAGCACTAAGTGAAACTGAGTTTGGCGTGGCAGGTGAAGGCACAGTTGCATCTGGTTTGACTGACGCAATTACCAAGCTCAAAGAAGAGCTAAACCCAGTCAAGCTACAAATTGATACAATCGTCAATGGAGCGACTGCTATAGGCGACGCTTTCAGTACGGCATTTGGCGAGGTAATCACTGGCGCCAAATCAACACAGCAGGCACTTGCCGATGCGTTCAAAAAGATTGGCGATGCTTTTATCAGCATGGCAGTTGAAATTATTGCCAAGCAGATGACGCTAATCATTCTGCAAACTATCCTTAATGCCTTAAGTGGCGGTGGTACATTTGGCACTGCAAATAAAAACCTGACTGGAACTGGCGCACTGAAGTCACCTTCAGCTGTGCCCGGTCTCAAAGTTGGCGGTTATGCCGAAGGTGGATTTGTTACCGGACCCACCAACGCTTTAATCGGCGAAGGCGGAGAACCCGAGTACGTTATCCCCGCCAGCAAAATGCGCACCGCAATGGGTCGCTACTCAGCTGGCGCACGCGGGAAAAACGTCATCCCCGGCAATGGCGGCGAATCCGCTACCGCAGGCGGTGGTGTCGCCACAATGGAACCAATCGACGTGCGTTACAGCGTGGAGCGCATCAACAACGTGGATTACGTCACCGCTGATCAGTTCCAGCGCGGCATGGCACAAGCAGCCCAACAAGGCGCCGTACAAGGCGAGCGCCGCGCCATGCGCAGCCTCAAAAACAGCGCCGCCACACGTAGAGGAGTTGGCATCTAATGGAATACGCCTACGGTCACCTGCTCGACATTGGCCCCAGCGGTCAAGCGGCGCAGTATCGCTTCCAGAACTACGCCATCGGACAAAACGTTAACGGTTACCTGTTTTTGCCGTTTGGTTTTGGTGGCGCTGTCGCAACGCTGCAGGGTGACAATCTGGATGCAACGTTGCAGTTTGCCAACACTGACATGACGCGCAGTTGGATTACGGAAGCGCTCGATAACCTGTGGGTTGCCAAGGTTACTACGGTGCTCTGGGAGCCTTCATCTGGGGCTGTTCAGAGCACCCTTTACACCTACTGGGGTAGCTGCTCTAGCGGTGGATGGGATGAAACTGCAATTCAAATGAGCTTGAACTCTGTATTGGATGCAGTGCAGGCGAACATCCCAGGCCGCCGGTTGCACCGTTGGCAAGTCGGCAACATCCCGTTTACGGCACAGATCAGTGTGTGAGCACCTGATTGGACGACGTTACAGCTACGGCGATGCCGACTGCATCCACCTTGTGATCGACGCATTGCAGCTGATGGGCATGAGTCCGCCGGCAGTGCAAACCAGCTGGTACGCAATGACGCCACGCCAAGTATTGCGCGAGCTTGAACAATACTGCTCTCGGATTGACGCGCCCTCCTACGATGGAGACATTGCGCTGCTGACGGCAGCACCGTTGGCATTTGGGGTTACATGGCAGACCGGGATTCTGTACATCAACCAGCAGCTCAAGGCGGTGGACTGGAAACCGGCGCACGCCCTTACAATCCGCCGCTCCTACCGTATGAAATCGCGCTAATCGAAGCGCTGGGCTGCACTGAACAGGAATACCGTCAATTTGTCCGGCACGCACAACTGCAGGCGCGTGTGCGTCCGGCGGAATATGCGCACATTCCTAATGTCGTAAACGACCCGTTAACAGTAGCCATTGTCAGCTTGGTGCTGGGCGTGGCATCAACTGCCGTCAGCATTTTGCTGGCACCTAAGGCACCAGCGCTTGAAACGCCCGCCAAGATCAAAGGCAAAAAGCTCGCTGATCAAATCGGCCCCACACGTTTCAACCAAACCACCAGTTTCGATAACGTCAGTAGCCTTGCGGAATACGGCCAGCCGATTCCAATTCCATTCGGCAAACGCGGCACCGGAGCTGATGGTGCGCTAACTGGCGGCTTGATTCTTGCACCTGCCTTGGTGTGGAGTCGCCTTTCCGCTTATGGCGCTTTTCAGCGTTTTGAAGGCATTTATGTTGCTGGTGAAGCTGGCGTACAACCTCCCGAAATCGGCGGTGTTCGCATAGGTACAGCCGCGCTAAACAGCCTCGGCGGCAGCGAATACGCCTTGTTTTGGTCGTCCACAAATGCAGAAAACAAGCTGACAAGCGCCAACAAAATTGCAGGCACGCAAGACGGGGCGTCTAGCGCTACAGGTGGCGGGGCAATTTTTAATGCTCCATCGTTTGATCCGCCACTTGAGTTTGGCAATGCTTTTTGCATGGCATATACGCCGCAGGAAAACACAACGTTCGGCGTATCAGAGCCTATTCATAACGGAACTGCATACCGCTTCAACTGGGAAATAGTCAGTGCCCCTTGGAGCACAACGAAAGGAGAAGACTATAAAGACACACGTTACGAGTTAATTGCTAAGCGACGCAAAATTGCGGGTAGTAAAGCGGATGTAATTCACGACAACACGCCTGAGCGTGGGATGCCTGGCGTAGGTCGCGCCTATTCCCGCCGTATGGGAATCGTTGCACATAGCGGAACTGCTGGCGGTGCTGCCCAGCAAAACAGACAGCGAGTGACAATCAGCGAAGGCGATACGATTGTTTTTCGGATTAACGGCAATAACTACAGAGAGCTAGAAAAACGTGATCTTATTGACAGTGACGGCTTCAAGGCAAAAGGCGTAGAAGTCAACCTAGACGATCTGCAAAGTTCTGCAGATGCTTGGCGCACAAGAGCATCAGATCTCCTTCAAATTGGCTCCAAGTGGATTATTTCGAGTTCTGTGTGGGTTGTCGAAAAACGCAGCGACTTTACTTGGCGCAAAAATGGCAACCTTGATATTACACTGCGCTGTGCGGCAATTGTCGGCGTACCGGAAATAGGTATTGCTGGTACGCGCACTGTTGAAGAACCGCTTGGCGGATACGAGGGCGACACCTTTAACCCCAACAAGCACTGCGGCGCAGCTTTTTACAACTTGTGCCGTTACAACAGGGCAACAGTTAGACCTGTTCGCCGCGATTGCCAAGTCATCGAATTTGGCATCCGCAGCCAAGTCTGGAATCGCGCTAACGGCCTCTGCAACTTCAACGCTATTCCTACCCCTAGCAAACTAAAAGATTTTGACCGGCGCGATATTACGCTAAATACGCCTGTAATGAATAAATATTTTAAGAGAACTTCGTGTTTTTCTGTATGGGTGCGACCCGTTCAAGCATATGGTGAGCCGTTACAGCAATGGGCGCGTATTCCTCGCCTGTTCTGCGTCACAGGCACAGGCCCCATCAACCAATACAACTGGCTGCGCATTCGCGCAAAAGAGGAAGGCTATTACGAGTATCGCTTTATCCCTCGCACTGGGTCTGATGTTGCAATTAACAGCATCGAAACCAACTATGCAACGCGATTAAATGCACAAACAGGTTCGGTCATTGGCGCAGATTACGCAACGCCATACGGAGAGTTTCGGGTAACAGTATCAGGCGAAAACGTACTAATACAAGATCTGCTTGTTAATGGTGAATTAACAACTCGTGCCGCAGAGTTTGTTGATGCGCCGGCGGGAGTCATCCCGGTGCAAACAAACATTCCTAGCGCAGTCTCTTTGACGCAAACAGCCACAAACGGCTCCAGTCAAAGCCTGCGAGAGCAGGCATGGCTGCAAACGCTTCTTGGCTATGCATGGGACTACAAAAACCAATGGCGGGAAGTGGAGTTTACGCACTACAAGCCGAATGGAGACCGCGAGATCACATTAAAAGTAAGGGCGCGATCGCTGGGTGATGTTGAAGGTGCTAAGTATCGCAGTGCGGCGCAGACAGTGACAAACGCCTCAAATTCTAAATATGGCTGGCGTGATTACACGTTTGCGGTTGTAAGCGCCACTGGCGCATGGAACAACAATGATGGATTTACCGTTACTAGAAACACCAGTAATGCGTTTGCTACGCAAGAAGGTTATAGCCAAGTTCATTTTCAGTTTCGCGTTAGCGCACTACAGGCTTCAACTTCTGCTGCTGACACAAGCGATCAGACCAGTAAAGAGGAAAGGATCTTTGAGCAGGCCTCGCAAGTGTCAGATTGCAGTCATTACTTAGAGCTCGAAAAGTCCAACGAAGGTGGGCCGGAGCACGAAATTGTTTATGTCAACGAGTTTGTAGACAATGAAACTGAACCCAGCTATTACGCAATGTCCACCGTTGGCTTTGTAGTCAAATCAAGCGGTCAACTGGGTAGCGTAAATCAAATACGCATGTGGACGCCAACAGGCATCAATGTGCAACGCCTGATTGAAGGCGACACCAAGCCGAGCAACCTGTTTGCTGATCTGGTTTACTACTTGCTCACCAGCAAAAGCCAGGGTGTCGGCAATGTGGTTCCAGCTGAGCTAATTGACACAGACTCGCTTCTCATTGCGGCGAAGTTCCAACGCGCCAATCAGATCTTTTATGACGGCGTAGTGGAAGACAGCGAAAGCTTCCGCTCTTTTCTTTACGACAATGCAGCGCTACAGCTCTGTAATTTCACCATCAAAAACGGCCGTTTTGGCATGATGCCAGCGCTGCCCTATGACAGCAGCTACCGGATCAGCACGCAGCCCGTCGCTGTTGAACAGATTTTCACTGCAGGCAACATTATTGCCGACAGCCTGCAAGTGCAGTACATCGACGCTGCCCAACGATCCAATTTCCGTGCATTGGTCAGCTGGCGCGTCACTGTCGAGAACGATCTGCCAACGCAGGCATCAGCACTGGTGGACTGGGCCGATATTGCTGAGGGCAGTCGCGCCACAACACAGCAAGCATTTGATCTCACCGATTTCTGCACTAACCGTGCTCAAGCTTTGCGAACAGCGCGATTCCTGTTGAGTGTTCGCCGCCGTGTCACTCATACGGTCAGCTTCAAGACCGTGCCCGATGCCCTTGGTATCCAACCTGGCTCTTACATCCGCGTGATCACGTCCGCCACTACCTACAGCGCCACCAACAATGGTGCCATCACTGACGCTGGCACGCTCGTCTCAATCAGCACCATCGCTGATGGCACCTACAACGCAATGGTTTACAACCCGGCCGATAGCAGCGTGCTTGAGCGCGAAATTACCATCAGCGGCAATGCTGTTAACGACAGCAGCTTGTACGGCACGCTGTTCACGCTGTTAAGCGAGACTATCAGCAAGGGCGTCTACCAAGTCGAGCAGCTAACACTTGATGAGGATGGCTTGGTCAACGTGTCAGCCGTTGAAGTTCCAGTTGATGCCACTGGGGCTAGCATTGTGGCAAATGACGTGTTGACGGAATCCAATTTCCGGGTGCTTGAGTGATGGCGTTTCCGACACTGGCACCAACTAGCCGTGATTTCAGCCCCGGCGACTGGCCGATCAAGCGCTTCAACGCGCAATCTGGCGCTGAAGTGCGGATCCTTTACGGCAGCCAGCGCACCAACGCCAAGCTCAGCCTCGGCTACGACAACATCACGGACGCCAACGCTCAGCTGTTTCTGGATGATTACGCCGCGCAATACGGCACATTGCGCACCTTCACGTTGCCATCAGCTGCGCGCACTGGCTGGAGCGGCAGCGACGCAAGTATTGATGCGCCACCAAGCACAACGTGGCGTTACGAAGGCGAACCACAAGTCCGCAGCGTAAGACCGGGCCGTAGCAGCGTTACAGTGAATTTGGTGGCGGTGATCTGATGGCTAAAACCTATACCGGACGCGATGGCCGTTTGCTAATCGACAGCCTTGAGCAAGTCAAGGTAACCAACTGGTCATTGACCGGATCGCTTGAGGTACTGGAAACCACAAGCCTTGGCGAATCACAGCGCACTTATGCGCCAGGTGTTCAGGAGTTCAACGGCAGCGCAACACTTCTGTATTACAACGACGGAACTGGGCGAAATGACGCGGCAACCGCATTGCGCAAAATTCTGCGTATTGACGGCGTTGCCGACAGCGATACCGTAGACATGCGGCTACGCCTTGTCGAAGGCAACACCAATCACGATGTGCAGCTGACTGCGTACATCACAAGCGTTACATATGGCGCCAGCGTTGGTGAAGTCAGCTCAGCACAGATCAGCTTTCAAGCCACTGGAGCACTGGCGGAGGTAACGCTGTAATGGCTGTATATCTTGGCAATATCGGCAACGTTGAGCTGACACGCAAATCGCTAGAGGGCGTCAAAGAGTCCATTGTTAATCCTTCGGATGTCAACAGCGGGCGCAAACGCTTCAGCTTTGATTTTGACGAAGGCTATTTGATCACTGGCGATCTCATCGAGATCAAAACCACTGACGGAACCACGCTGGATTTCATTGATACGGATGGCTGGTCAGATGCCACTGTTTACGAGAGCGGCAACTGGTACATCTTCATTGATGAGCTTGGCGGCATTCGCCTCTACAACACTTTTGATGACAGCCTAGAAGGCACGAAAGAATTAGCTGTCAACATTGTTGACATTGCAAGAGATATTCCTATTGCAGTTAGCGTGCGAGATCGCGGCGGCAGACTGCTTGCCTGCGTGACTGACTATGAACTGAACACAAGCAGAGAAGTCGTTGATGTCACCGCGTTAAGCGACGAATACCGTCAGCAGTACAGCAGCTTGATTACTGGAAGTGGCAGGCTGACTGCGCAATGGGATTACGGCAACATCGGCGACGTAGAGCCTGTCCACTATTTGATGCAGCTGGTGCTGCGCACCGAGATTGGATCAGCGTTTGGTGCCAAGCTCTACATCAAAACAGAAGGCGGTCAGCCATCTGCTGGTGCGTTTGATGCCAGTCAAGTCAACGACTCGCTTTGGTGGGAGTTTGACGCGCTCGTTACCAACAGTGCAACGTCCTTTTCACCTGGCGACATCGTGGTATCCACGATTGACTTCGTGGCAACCGGACCCATCCGCCTGAAAGCACGCACGGCACCGCAACGCAGGTTACTGCAAGAAGCAGGTGATCCGATCCTGCTGGAGCAAGGCGGTTACCTACTACTTGAAAACGATGACTGAGGCTAGACTGTGCCTACGCAGAACAGCTAGGTAGTCGTGGCCGATCTCCGCATCAGTGAGCTAACGCCGCTTGCATCGGCAGACCTTGCAGCAGGCGACTGGCTTGCGGTAGCGGATCGCTCGGCTAGCGAATCCAAGAAGATCACCGCCAATGACTTTTTGGCTAAGGCGGTCACGCTGATCTCGGACGACACCATTCCGAGCGACAAGATACTCTTTGGTACGGGCAGTATTCCCGGCGGCGCATTGGTTAACGGCGGCGTGGGGTCTGCTCAGATTGCTTCTGATGGCGTTACGTCATCCAACCTTGCCGATAATTCTTCCACAACACTTGGCGCATCGTTGCCAGCACTAGGTGCATTTACTGGGCAGATTGCTGTTGAGACTGGCACCAACAAATCTTATGTGTGGAACGGCAGCCAGTGGGTTGCCTACAAAGCTGCTGGTTCCATTAACCAGTTAATTGCCGGCACATCAGGACCGATTGCAATTTCGGTTAGCACGGTTGGCGATGTCGCAACGCTAACCGTCAACCCACAAACCACTACTACGGGCGGCATCTTTCTGGCTGGTCCTGCCGCAAGTGGTGGTGCTGTATCTGGTCGCGCAATCGTTGGAACTGATCTACCAACAGCAAGCACCACAAGCAAAGGCGCCGTCACGGTAAACGGCAATGGCCTTGCAATGTCGGGCGACACAATCACTATTGATAATGTCGTAACGCCAGAAAGCGCAAGTTACCACGTTGTTCAATATGACGCCAACGGTCTTATTACTGCAGGTCGCTTGTTACAAGGCAATGATCTTCCTGCGGCGACTGCTGCATCTGTCGGTGTCGTTTCCCCTGGCGCTGGGTTAAGTGTTGATGGAGCTGGCCAGCTATCGCACACCAACCAGATTGTGGCTGGCACGGCAGCAAAGGTCAGCTTTGACAGTGAAGGTCACATTATTTCAACCGCTAATTTAGAAGAAGGTGATATTCCAAACATCCCAGCTAGCAAGCTTACATCTGGCACACTAGATACCACACTGTTTCCAATCAATGGAATTGCGGGCACAAGCTTTGCTGATTTCTCTGTAACTCAATTTGGCGGCCCGGGGTCTACGGCGGGGATCACCGTATTTCCAACTGCCGAATATCGCGGTCAATTTTTCTACGAAGAATCGAGGGGTGATCTGTATATCTGGTCGGGTTCTGCTTGGCTACCTGTCACGATTACAGCTGGCGAGCTTGTATTCGCCGGCGTTTACAGCGCGTCCACTAACACGATTTCTTCACTGACGGCAGCTGGCCAAACTATTTCTACGTTTACTGTTGGTAGCGCCTTGCCTGCTGCAGACGCAGCAAACAATCAGTATTACTTTGTCGTTGAGGACAGCGGCACAGGCTCAGGCAATGCTCCAAACGTTGCACTTGCCGCACCGGATCAAATCGTTTCGGATGGTTCCTCGTGGAACCTGCTTGATGTTTCGGGCACCATCACCGGAAATACAGCCGCCAACATTACCTTTACGTCGAGCGGCAATATCGCTGCTTCCAACGTGCAAGATGCACTGGAAGAACTTGATAACGAAAAGCTTGCTAAGGCTGGTGGCACATTAACTGGCGATGTAATTATTGGTCCTGGCGCTGCAATTACGGTTGGCGCCGGCACATTGCGTTTTGAAGGCTCGACTGTTGATACCTACGAAACTGCATTGGCTGCCGTTGATCCGACTGCCGATCGCACAATTACATTCCCAGACCGCAGCGGCACTGTTATTACCACGGGCGACACCGGCACCGTCACCAACACGATGTTGGCGGGCAGTATTGCGTACAGCAAGCTTGCGCTTACAGGCACTGTCGTTAACGCCGACGTTAGCGCTAGCGCAGCAATCGCTTACAGCAAGCTAAACCTTGCGAGCAGTATTGCTAATGCCGACGTTAGCCCGACAGCTGCCATTGCATATAGCAAACTCAATATCACTGGCAGTGTCGTAAACGCCGACATTGCAACTGGCGCAGCCATCGCTTACAGCAAGCTAAACCTCACGGGCAACGTTACCAACGCAGACATTGCATCTGGCGCCAGCATTGCTGACAGCAAACTGGCGACGATCTCGACTGCAGGCAAGGTAAGCGGTGGCGCTATTACCAGCGGCACCATTGATGGCAGCACTGCAATTAACACCAGCGGCACGATTACAACAACCGGCACAATCACTGATAGCGCTGGCAGCATCCGCCGCATCCCGCAAAACGCCAAGACTGCCGCTTATACCTTGATCGCAAGTGATGTTGGCAAGCACATCAGCATCACAACCGGCGGTATCACAGTGCCGGCATCTGTGTTCAGCGTTGGCGATAACGTAACCATTTTCAACAACTCCACCAGCAATCAAACGATTACACAAGGTTCCGGTGTAACACTTCGAGCTGGTGGTTCTACGTCAACAGGCAATCGCACGCTTGCAAACTACGGTGTCGCTACGATTCTCTGCGTAGCTGCAGACGTATTTGTCATCACTGGCACTGGTATTACCTGATGTCTAACATTGAGCTGATCCTTGGCGGTGGCACTAGCGAATTGCCCGCCTTTTCCGCAACAGGCGGCACTATCACTACCGATGGCGCTGATACTGTGCATACTTTTACTGGCAGTGGCACGTTTGTAGTCACTAATGCGCCAGTTGGATTCAGCGTTCAATATCTCGTCGTTGCTGGCGGCGGCTATGGCTCAAAGGGCGGCGGAGGAGCTGGTGGTATGCGAACAGGTTCAATATCGCTTGCTAGCGGTAGTTATACGGTCACGGTTGGTGCAGGCGGATCCGGCGGCAATGGTAGTGATTCAAGCTTTAACGGCGTCACTTCTGCTGGAGGCGGATTAGGCGGTGCAGGTAGCACTAGCGGTTCTGCTGGTGGATCGGGCGGTGGTGGCGCCGTAAGTAGCTTCAATAATTTAGGTGGTGCAGGCACAACAGGCCAAGGTAATGCGGGTGGTAGAGGTGCAAGTACGGCTGGCCAAGGTGGGGGCGGCGGTGGTGGACGTGGCGCAACAGGCGGCAATGCAGTCCCAAACTTGGAGGCAGGCAAAGGTGGAGATGGTCAACAATCTTCAATTAGCGGCACCGCCACTTATTACGCAGGCGGTGCTGGTGGTAGTGCAGCTAATGCAGCGATTGCGCGTGGTCTAGGGGGATTAGGCGGCGGAGGACTTGGATACACAAACAACAACTTTTCTCAATCAACTGCTGGCGCCGTTAATACCGGCGGCGGTGGCGGTGGCTACAAAAATGGTGGCTCTGGCATTGTGATCATCCGTTACACAACTCCCCCCTAATGGCGCACTTCGCTGAGCTAAATGCAAGCAACATCGTGCTTCGCGTTGTCGTTATCAACAACGATGACATCAGCACCGAGAACGACGGTATCACGCTATGCCGTGAGCTATTTGGCGCTGACACCCACTGGAAGCAAACCAGCTACAACGCCAACTTCCGCAAGAATTTTGCCGGTCGTGGCTATCGCTACGACGCAAGCCTGGATGCATTTATCTCGCCACGGCCGTATTCAAGCTGGACTCTTGACGCAGACACTTGCCAATGGGTAGCACCAAAACCAATGCCTGTAGACGGGCGGGCCTACACTTGGGATGAAGGCTTACTGCGCTGGGTTGCGCTGTCATGATCTATCCCGCCACCTATGACATTACGATTCTGCAAAACGCGACGTGGAGCGGGACGTTTAGGGCGACGCAAAATCGGCAAGAGCTGTCAGGCATAACAATCGACACTGGTACGCCGACATTTGGCTGTACGTGTCACGGCTTAAGCGCTGGCGACAAGGTAATCTTTACCGGCGGTACAACCGTACCCTGTGGCTTG